TCAATTGGACCCACACGTTGGACAGGGCGGGGTCGCCGTAAATCTCGGTGTGGTAAATCAGCCACGATTGTTCCCCCGCGCCCCAGCCCCGAATCACCACCGCCAGACGATCGTCCTGCACGTCCACCCCCGCCGTGGCCAGACACACTGGCTCGGGGGCCGTCATGGGGTCGTAAAATTCACAGCGACTGGCCAGATTGTCAGAATCCAAAACCGAGGTGTACTCATCATCAAACGATTCTGCCAAAACCGTGTTGACCCACGTTTTCAGACGCTCGCGGTTGCTCTTGGCATCCAAAAATCCCCCCACAATATCCGCCCAAGACCGCCAACCCACGGGGCAGTACAGGGCATTCAGATGATACCCCACCGTCTTTTGTCTTTCCGCCTCTGCTGTGGCCCGCCACTGCCCCGCCGCCAACATGGCGGTTTTGTGATGTTCCTCGATCCGGCCCGCGCATTGCTCGCAGTCATACCAAACATCGCGGGTGTTTTCTTTGTGCCACTTAATCCCCGCCCAAACCAAGGTTTGTTCATGCCCGCAATGGGGACAGGGCACAAAATAAAACCGCTGATCGCTGGCCTTAAATTCCGTCTCAATGCGGGAAAGGCCCTTGATTGTGGGGGTCGATGTCAGCAGGATTTTCCGCCGTGAAAAGGTGTTGGTGCGTTGCTCTGCCAGCAACACAGGGTCGCCTTCCTCTTCCACGTCGGCGGGGTAACGGTCCACTTCATCCAAAAACAGATACCGCACCGGCATGGATGACAACGCGCTGGCCGAATTGGCCCCCGTCATAATCAAAAACCCGCCCCGAAACTCTTTCACCAGCATCGTATTGCTGGCATCCCGCGCCCTTGGGGCCGACACCAACCCGCGCAAGGCTGGCGTTTCGTCAATCATAGGGGCGATCCGCTGTTTGGATAGCCGCTTGGCCATATCCACCGTGGGCTGCACTGCCAGAATGGGGCCGGGGGCAAAGTGCATGATGTAGCCCAGCCAGTTATTCCCCGTTTCCGTTTTTCCGGTCTGACTGGCAAACATCAAAACCACCCGCTGCACAGGGCTTGACGGCGAAAGATCATCCATAGGGTCTTTCAGGTACGGGGTCCGAGACGTTCGCCACGGACCCGCCTCACTGGCCCCCTTGCTGGACAAAAAGCGGTAGGTATCCGCCCACTGCGACACCGTCAAATCAGGATCGGGCCGCCACCCTTCACGGTAAAATTGATCATACAAAACCGCCCCATCTTGCATCATAACGCCCCCTTATCGTCCCCAGCCCGTGACAATTCGTCACACACTGCCCTGATTTCCTGCATCAAAATCTCATGGCACGCACGCTCGCTGCTTTCCGCCGCCACCAGCCCCGCTACGCGGTCGGGGATATTCATCAAGCGGTCCCGCGCCTCTCTCGCGCTGGCAAAGGCTTGTTTCTTAACGGTATCCGCCAACACCAGCGTCCCAACCTTTTCGTCATAGTCCACCTTGGCCATCTTGGCCCGATAGGCCTCCAAAATGGTGCGGCTTTGATTGATGCTAGGGCCCTGCACCCCCCGCATCTCTTCCTGAATCGGGGTGCGCTTTTGCGTGTTGGCGATCCATTCCGCCTTGGCCTTTTCCGCGTCAATCCGAACCTTGCCGCCCACCTCTTTCCAAGATTTCACCCGCCCCGCTTTGATGGCCTTTAACACCGCTGGCGACGACACGCCCATCATAGCTGCGAATTCTGCCTGTGAAACCAAGGTCATACCTTTAACTCCCATTGAATCCACTGGCTAAATTTTTTTCGCGCTGGTTACCGAGGCGCGGCTGAACCTCTGGGTAGGACCCGTGAATTGTGTGGGGGCGCATGGGGGTCACCTGTAGGCTCGGGGGGCTGGCACCTTGCCTGTGGCCCGCAGCAATTGGTAGTTAAGCTCGGCAAGGATGCGTGGGGATAGCTCCTCGCCTATGGCTTTCAGCACGGCTTCGTTCACTGACTTGGCACTGAGCATCTCAGGGATGGAGATGGTGTAGAGTTGTTGGATGGGCAGCCTTGCCTTGCCCTCACGCTTGGCCACGGCTTGTTTGGATTGCAGGGTGGTTAGGAAGGCGGATGGGATCATCTTGCGGGCCTTCTTGATCTTGACGGTGGTGCCCACGGCGTTCTGTTTGGGGGCAAAGTAACCAAAGGGCAGGCGTCGTCCTTTGGATTCGAGGATGATCCCGATGGTGTTGCCGACGCTGTTGCGGCGTATGCGTATCGTGGCCTTGATATCCCTTGCTGCCACGTTGTAGTCCTTGCGCACCTCGCGGGTCATGATGGTCCGAGAGCGTTCCCCTGTGCGGCGCATGGCACGGGCAAGAGCCTTGCCTTTCATCTGGGTGGTGAGTTGATCAAACTGTTTTAAAACATCATCCAGATTGCTCTTGACCGTGATGAAGGTCTGGGATTTGGCCATGGCTTATGCCTCTTGTGGTGCAGGGTTAAGGGCCTCACGGGTGCGTGTTAAGGCATAAAAGGCCCATTCGGCGATTGACTCGAACAGGAAGGCGCACCATCCGTAGTGTGATATGGCATGCTCTATCTCTGGTATAGAATACCCATGGTTGGCTGCCAGATAGGTAAGGGATAGGTCTTGGGTGTTTTTTGGTAGTGTGGTTAAGGTCTGGGTCATTTTTTGTCTCCTTGGTTAAATTTTCGGGGTTGGGGTGGGTTAAACTCTGGCCGTTGCGCCTTTGGCAGAAATGAAAATGATTGTTTTTTGGGTAAAAATGCGCCGCATAAACCCCCCGTACTTGGCCACCATGAAGGCCGCTGGGGCTTTTTCGGGGTGAATTTCCACCGTGTCTGGCTTAAAGACCAGCTGCACAGCGCGGAAATTCACCTCGGCCTGCCAGCGGTCCACCTCGGCAGGGAGAAGAGCATAGAGTTTGGTTAGCATCTCGTTACCCGTTAGGCTTTGCCCTGTTTTCTGGGATTTGGCATAAAGGCATGTTTCGATTTCGTCCTTGATTTCTAGCCATGTGGGATAAAATTTAATACGGGCCTTTAGGCGTTGAATCGCCATAAGGACGGCATCTTGCGGGAATCCTTCCAGCTTGATTAATCGGCAATACTCGTTGATTTTCAGCTCCATTGTGGACTGATCAGATGAGGACACGTTCACCACAAATGACAAGGTAATCAATGCCTTCCTTAAGGTCTCCTCCTGTGTCTTGGAGGTTAAGCATGGCTCTGACGGGGTTATATTTTGCATAGGGATCTCCTTGGGTTGCGTAGTTTTTCATCCATCCGTAATCACTGAGCCATCGCTGGCATCCTTGGCTGTAATCGCCTGATCCTTCGGGGCTGTTGGCGTAAATAAGGCAGCCTCGCAGGATGTCTTCGGGGTGGGCCTCTTTGGCCAAGATCAGCTCTTGCCACGTCTTGTAGGCCGCATGGGGATCGCCTCTGCGTTTTCTGGGATATTGTTCCCAAAAGCGCATAAATTCCGGATCGTCTCGGTATCGGGGTTCTTTGGGTGCGCTTTTGACGACTTTGGATCGCGTGGCAATGGGAACAGGGAGGGTGTGGTTTACCACGGCGGGTAAATGGGCTTTTGTTTTTTCGGTTTCTTGGGAAACCGTTTTCATTCCCAAATCGGGTTTTTTGCCTTGGGGGATTATAGGGGGTTCTTCCTCTGTCTCTGTCTCTGTCTCTGTCTCTGTCTCTGGCATAGCATGTTGCTTGCATGATGCTAGCGCGTTGCTATCATCTATTAAAAACCCTTTATCAATCAATTCTTTAAAGTTTATCTCACCCTTAACGCCGATCTGATTTTTTATAAAATTTGCATCGGCTGGGATCTGATTATCCATCTGACTTGCGAGCAGCCAAATGAGCATCAGGTGCAACTTGCTAGCATCTTGCAAGCATGCAAAGTCATAATCCCGCAGCAGGTCACGGTGCAGTTTTATCCATGGCGGCGAACGGTCCTTGTAGTGCTGGAAATTCTCCCAATTCTTAACACGTAGGTATTGCATGGCCCTATTCCTCCTTTTTCCGTAAAAACACCACATTCCCCTTTTGTTCCTGCACGGGATCGGTTTCTGGTGGGCTTTGGGGCGGCGGCCATAGGCCAGCGGTTTCCAGCATGGTGCGTATGGGGTAAATCAGGCGGTTGGCCCATTTGGCTTGCCGGTCTGTCAATCCGTCGTTGCTTAGGGCATAATTCAGCAGGCCCACCACAAAGACATAATCCTCGCCGTCACGGTCCATGATCTGGGCCATGTAGCCCAGCCATTCTTTGAACGATTCGTCTTTGGGGGGTTTAGGTGGCATGGGGGGCCTCCAAAATGCGGACGGTGTAGTTTTTTGGGTTGTCCCCTTGGGTTGGGGGCATGTGGGCAATTTTTCTTTTAAAAAACAGGTGATTCAGGGCGGCCATAACAATGTGTTGGTGTCCAAAGGCGACAAGGTCATCAAGGTTGAAGGAAACAACACTGCCTTTTTTTGCTTTGCCCGTTAAATGGGCAAGAAGCGGCCCCGAGCATTCATAGGGGTCACGATAGCCTGTCAATTCAGGAAGGGGCCTGTACCCCTCTTTTTCTGGCCGGTGCGCGGTGACCCTTACGGCCTTTTTGGATCCCACCATGGGGGTAAAAATGGGATTGATACGATCGACGCGGCATAACA